TGCCCGTGCTAAAATTGAAAACTACTGGTGTGCAGCGAAAGAGTGGTTCACAAAAATGTGGACCAATATGTCTATAGAGATCCAAGCATTGTTTGAGTCAACCTGGTGGGCTCTAGCATTGATATTAACAGCTGGGCTTGTGTTTCTTGCTGAAAAACTTTTGGTATCATTCGAGGTTTTGACGGTTGCAGGACCGTTAACAGCCTTGTTTATCACAGGTTTTCTTCTAGCGATGGGGTGGAATGTCTATGCTCCAACTAATGAAGCTGAGAGTACTCTTATGGGTACTGTTCGAGCTTTGATTTTTGGGGTAATAGGAGGATCTTCTCCTACCGTTGATGGCGGCAGTGATGCAAATGCTGTTTCTCTACTGGAGTTTCCCTTGCGGATTATGGAAACGTTAGGGAATGGACTTATGAGTGCACCACTAGGCACTTTACAATACGCTGGTAAGTATGGTCAAGCACTGGATCAAATCCGAAAGGGTAAGGATGCTATGAAGGAATTCATAGGTTGGTGCTTTGATAGAATTGCAGATGCTTGGGACTATATGACAGGGCGTAAAGATACATTCTTTAGGGAAATATCTTCAATGACTAAAGTCAATATAGTTCCATGGATAGAAAAATCCCAGCGGTTGATTTTAGAGGCTCAAACAGTTGCAGTCACTGATCCTGTTCTTATGGATACAGTGACTCACCTTTTATACCAGGGTCACACACTTCAAGTGACATTAGCAGGGGCGAAAAGAACAACATCATTAGATTATGGTCGAGTCGTTTCATCTCTGATGATAGAGCTTAATAAAGTGCGTGCCCAGTGTGCGAGAGCTGGAATTTTTGAGGGGCGAAGATGTGAGCCTTTTTGGGTTTATATTTACGGGAAATCGCACTGTGGTAAGTCCCTCTTTATGGAAGATGTGTCCCGGCGTTTGTTGAAGGAGAATGGTCATGCTCCTAATGATATTTACGCAAAGAATGCCAGAGACTCCTTTTGGTCTGGATATCTGCGACAGGCATGCGTTCAATTGGATGATCTGTCTGCCTGCGTTACAGAGCCCTCTGTTGAGTCTGAGTTTTTGCAAACTGTTGGATCAAAAGACTATAAGTTAAATATGGCAGCTGTTGAGGATAAAGGAATGTCCTTCAATAGTTCTATAATTGTTACAACATCCAATGTCTTTACTGCACCAACAGATGCAAAAATATTAGACAAAGATGCTTACAAAAATCGCAGAGGTGCGGTAGTGCAATGCCGGAGAGCACCTGGTGTAGAATTTGACCCATCAAATCCAAGTGCTTCTTGTGAAGCGCGGCTGGTTGATGAGAGAGATGAAACACCAGTTTGCGATTGGGTAAATTGCACCAAAGTGCTCGAAGAGATTGTTGATCGCAATCGCAAGCACCGCAACAAGGAGCTGACTCTGATGGCCAATTATAGAACCCGCAATGAAGCTCTTCATCCCATCCATGAAGGTGCCAAGGGGTTTCTACAATCTTGCACAAAGGTGCTAGCTGTGTCTCAGCTAGCATGCGATGGAAAACTGTATAGTATAGATAAAGAAACTATGCGG